GCTTATGATGATGGAGAGAACAAGGCGTTCAGTTATTTATACCAAAAGTATGAGTCAGAGGGTAAAGGTAAAACGATTAAGGCTCGTGAATTATGGGCGAAAGTTTTAGAATCACAAATTGAAACAGGAACTCCTTATATGTTATATAAAGACCCTGCGAATGCTAAGTCTAATCAAAAGAATTTAGGAACGATTAAGTCGTCTAACCTATGTACTGAAATTTTAGAGTATACAGATAAAGATGAAACTGCGGTTTGTAATTTAGCATCTATCGCATTACCAAAAATGGTAAACATACCTGAAGGTAAAGTACGTTCACAAAACAAATGTTTGAGAACATTTGATTTTGATATGTTATACGATGTCGCATACAAAACGACTGTTAACTTAAATCAAGTGATTGATATTAATTACTATCCGACTCCTGAAACTAAACGTTCAAACTTTAGACACAGACCGATTGGTATTGGAATCCAAGGTCTTGCGGATGTATTCGCAATGATGGGATATCCTTTCGATTCTGAACTGGCGTCTAAATTGAATAAAGACATTTTTGAGACAATTTATTTCGCAGCGGTTACCGCATCTAAAGATAGAGCGAAGGACGAAGGTCATTATGAGACGTTTAAAGGGTCTCCACTTTCTGAGGGTAAATTCCAATATGAACTTTGGGGTTTCACTGACTCTGATATGTCAGGAAAATGGGATTGGAATTCGTTAAGAGATGAGGTGGTGGAACATGGTGTTAGAAATTCATTATTAATGGCACCAATGCCAACGGCATCTACGGCTCAGATATTAGGAAATAATGAATGTTTTGAACCATTCACTGCTAATATCTATAAAAGAAATACTTTATCGGGTGAGTATGTTATGGTAAACAAACATCTTATACAGGATTTGGTAAATTTAGGTCTTTGGAGTGATAAGGTGAGGTTACAAATGTTCGCTGGTAACGGTTCAGTACAACACATCGATGAGATACCACAAGAGGTTAAGGATAGGTATAAGACTGTTTGGGAAATTTCACAGAAGAAATTGATTGATATGGCAGCTGATAGAGGTGCGTTTATTGACCAATCACAGTCTATGAATTTATTTATGGAAGATGTTAACGCGGCTAAACTAACCGCAGCACACTTCCACGCATGGGAGAAGGGTCTTAAAACGGGTATGTATTATTTGAGGACGAGACCAAAAGCAGAAGCTTTAAAAGGTTTAGGTATTGATATGTCTACAATAGAAGAGACACCAAAAGAAGTTGTTGTTCCACAAATTGAGACACCAAAAATAACACAACCAACACCAATGACCGATGAACAGTTATTGAATGATATGGTTTGTTCGTTAGACAATCCTGACGACTGTGAAGCATGTGGTTCATAACCAAAAAAAACAGATTGATAAAAAGAGGGCTTAGGTCCTCTTTTTTATTTATTGACTTTAATAATGGGAGAAAATAGTTAATTTAATATTTATAGTAATAAAGCAACTAAATGGCGGATATAAATAATTTTGGGATTGATTTTCCTTTTTCGGATTCTACGAATGGGAAGTATTTAAAAATGACGAACACTTCAAGTAAAGAAGTAAGGGCGGCATTGATTCATTTGTTATTAACAAGAAAAGGAAGTCGTTATTATTTACCAAGTTTTGGGACTAAACTATATGACCATATATTTGAACCAATGGATGAGAGTACTTTCAGTAAGATACAACAAGATGTTGATGAATCTGTTAAAGAATTTTTACCACAACTAACGGTTAATAGTATAAAGGTTACTCCTTATTTAGAAACAGAAGAAAGTCCTGGTGAGTTTACAACAGGATTAGATGAAAGGCTTTATAGGGTGGCCGCTAAAGGTACTGAAGAGTACACGGCCAAATTAAGGATTGATTACACAAATAGTATTGGTCAATTCGCAGAAAGAGATTACATTTTAATTAACATATAACCATGGCAGATAAGATTTCATACGTAGAAAGAGACTTTTTGGGGTTAAGAACTGAATTAGTTAACCTAACAAAAGAGTATTACCCAGATTTAATACAAAATTATAACGATGCGTCATTATACTCGGTATTCTTAGATATGAACGCTGCGATTGGTGATAATTTACATTATCATATTGATAGAACAATGCAAGAGACTGTGTTGGACTACGCACAACAAAAACAATCAATATATAATATCGCCAGAACTTACGGATTAAAGTTACCGGGTAAAAGACCTTCAGTGACTTTAGTTGACTTTACAGTTAACGTTCCTGTTTCGGGGGATAAAGAAGATTCTAGATATTTGGGTATCCTAAGAAGAGGGGCTCAGGTGTCGGGTTCGGGACATATATTTGAAACGATTTACGATATTGACTTCTCAAGTCAGTATGATTTGAAAGGTAATCCAAACAGGACTAAAATTCCTATTGTTGATGGTTCGGGGACAATATTATCGTATAATATAACAAAAAGAGAGGTTGTTGTTAATGGGGTAACAAAGGTGTTTAAAAAAGTTATTAGACCTTCAGATGTTAAACCATTTATGAGATTATACCTACCGGATGAAGATGTGTTAGGGATTGTGGATGTTATAGAAAAACAAGGAACAACATTTAGTACAGTACCGTCAGATGCAGAATTTAGAAAAACTAAAAATAAGTGGTATGAGGTTAAAAGTTTATCACAGGATAGAATTTTTACTCAAGACCCGACATCTCCTTCAGACCAACCAGGTGTTGTAAGGGGTAAGTATAAAACAGTTGATAGAAGATTTATATCTGAGTTTACTCCTGAAGGATTTGCGTTTGTGACTTTTGGTGGTGGTAATACATCGGCTCAAGACCAATTCGATACTTTCGTTGACTTAGAAGGAAGTTACGATTTATTAGATTTCACAAATAACTTATCGTTAGGTAAATCAGTTAAACCAAACACTACTTTATTTATAAAATATCGTGTTGGTGGTGGTATAACATCTAACGTAGGTGTTAATTCATTAAACGACTTAGGTGATTATGATTTTTCGGTAACAGGACCATCGTCTAATATCAACACACGAGTTATTAACTCTTTAACTGCGTCTAACGTAGCCGCCGCAATTGGTGGGGCGGACAAACCATCATTAGAAGAAATTAGAAATATGGTTGCGTTTAATTTCGCCGCTCAAGAAAGAGCCGTGACATTGAATGATTATAGAATATTAATAAAGACAATGCCAGCAAAATATGGAGCACCATCAAAGGTGAACGTATTTGAAGAAGATAATAAGATAAGAATTAATTTATTGTCTTATGATTCTGATGGTAGTTTAACAAATAAAGTTTCTAACGTTTTAAGACAAAACATTGCTGAGTATCTATCAGAATATCGAATGATTAACGATTATATTGAGACAGAAGTTGCTGAGATTATTGACTTAGGTTTTGAGATAGATGTTATATTAGATAAGAATGTTAATCAAACAGAAATCATATCTTCGATTTTATCAGAAGTGTCTTCATATTTGGAGATTGATGGTAGAGACTTAGGTGAACATTTATATGTTGGTGAGTTAAAACAAATTGTTAATTCACAATCTGGTGTGGTTAACTTAGTCGATTTAAGGGTTATTAATAAAGTGGGTGAAGGGTATTCAGATACTAAAACTGCTCAACCGTATATTGATGAAGACACCAAACAAATTCAATTAGGTGATGAAACGGTTTATATGAGAAGTAATCAGATTTACCAAGTTAGGTTCCCAAGTAAGGATATCGTTGTCAGAGTTAAAACAATTTCTGCACCTTTGATTAATTAATCAAGTTTACATTACTTTGTATTATCTTATTATTAATTAGGAAAATATTTAATTTAATATTTATCTAAAAAGAAACACGTATGTCTAAATCCTATAGAATAAGAACAACACCCGGAGTAGATACTAACATTAAAATCAATATCGACCAAGACTTTGATACGTTAGACATCTTATCCCTAAAAATGACACAAACAAGTGAGTACACAAGTTTATGTGCTGACTTTGGTGTTGTGGTGGGTAGAGTGTTCACTAACGGAGGATATGGGATACCAAATGCTCGGGTTTCAATATTTGTACCTATTGAAAACATTGATGAGGACAATCCTGTTATCAGTGAAATATATCCATTCAAGACATCAACGTCAAGAAACGAAGATGGGTATAGGTATAACTTATTACCTAGCATTAAACAACATTCTGGTCACACACCTACGGGTACATTCCCAACTAAAGTGGATGTCTTAACTCAGGACCATGTTTTAGAGGTGTATGACAAATATTACAAATATACTGCAAAGACCAATGACTCAGGTGACTTTATGTTATTTGGGGTTCCATTGGGGACACATACATTACATTACGACTTAGATTTGTCTGACATTGGTTGTCAGTCTATGGTACCATTTGATTTTGTTTATC